TCGCAAATCTCGAAGATGTCGCCGCGCGGGAAATAAGTCGGAACGGGTTGCCCAGGATTGACCAGCAACAGGAGATCGGCCGCAAACTCGCGGCATGCCTCGACAACGTCGATGATGCGCAGCCGTTCATGCGGGTTCGGCTTGATCTTGATCAGCTCGACGCTGAAAGCACGCGCGTAGAGTTCGAACATTGCGCAGGTTGGCCACAGCATCGCGACACGCTTGCCGCTATGAAGCAACATGAGCGAGCGGATAAATTCTTCAATGCCCGCGCCCACTACCAGCTCGGTAGGTCGCACGTCAAGGAACTGGGCGAGCCGCTCATAGAACGCAGGGTAATCCGGATAGAGATGCCAAGACGTGTTTGCGATCGCGTCTAGCACCTTGGCCCGAATGTTCGACGGCCACGCTTCCGGCCGCTCCAGCCGGTTGAGGCGCATATTGTGCGGCGGCATCTGGATCCGACGCCGCTCGATCTCGGGAAGGTGGGCGAACTGCTCGGCGACAGGCATCAAAACCACCTGTTGAGGATATAGGGGCTGATGAGGCTGTTGCGCGTGGTGAGGTTCTTGCCAAACACGGTAAGATCCGCGGAACCCGCCGTGTCGTACATGTCGGCCACGGCGAACAACAGCGCGTGCGTGATGTCAGCTGGAACCTCGGCGCTTGCCCAGCCCGCTGTAAACGTGATCGTCACCGGCGCCGCAGCGTAGACGTTGGCGGCCGGCCACACGCCGCCCAGCGGGGGATAGAGGAACCCGCCCGCGTCGCCGGTCAAGTTCTCCTGCCAATCATCACCGGCCGGCGAGCCGCTCGACGTGGGGCCCGAGAGCGTTTGCGCCGCGCCCAGGCTGTCGCGGTAAACGATGCTCTCGACGGCCGAGCACTTCCCACGCGGCAACCAGATCTCGCCGCACGCATCGCGCGGGAAGTCGCCCAAGATCCACATGTGCGATCGGCTGTAGATGGTGCGCTTCGTCGCGCCCTCGGCCCATTCAATCGCGGCGCGGGAATACAGATCGATAATCGTGTCGAAATCGTCGCTGTCTTCCCGCAGGTGGGCTTTGACGAGATCCAGGCTCAAGGGGAAGGGGCTTGTATCAAGCGGCGATACTGCTGTCGGTGATTTGGGCGAGAGCATGGGCGAAATCCATTCTTGGGAAGCAGGTAAGCGCCGAGCCCGGCGAGGCATTCACGATTTGGATATGGGACGGTAGCTTCTTCGCCGCCGTTTCAAAAGCTCGGATAAAACTGACATAGCTTTGTGTATTGCGCAAGGGCGGTTTATGGGCACCAAAGAAATGAGCCCCCTTGGCGTTGCTCATGTCGAAGCCCACCAGGATGATGCTGCGCGCGCCGAGAAGCAACGCGAGGTTCACACCCTGGAACCCGCTATTGCCGCCATAATGAATGCAGTTGGGAGACAGGCTAAAGCCTGGTAGATCGTCGCCGAAGATGAGGTTGAGGCCGTAGGCGGCCTGCTCTTTGGTCTTGTCGTTATGCCGGAAACGGTTTGGGCGGCCGATCGAGGACCAGCGCTCGCCCTGGAACTCGCGGGCGCCCGCTCGATCGCGCCACCACGAGGCATCGCAGGCGTAGAGCACATCGGCGAGCGGGAGGCGTTTGTAGGCGTCATTGACGGCCACAACCGGCAACCTGCTCGCCGTTACGGCTGTCGCCACTTCGCCCGTCAGCGACGGCCCAGAGGCCGCCACCACGCATGCGGACCAGTTAGCGCGCGGGTTTACCTCGGCCACTTGTGCTTGTGAGGGTACGAGCGGGTTCGGGCGTTGGCGTGGGGCTGGCGGCCGCCGGCTGCTCCTTGTGTTCGAACTCGGGAAACACCGTTGGCGCCGCTACGGCAGCCTCCACCACCGGTGATGCGTCGCGCTCGATCTCACCTGCGCCATCGGCCCGCGCGCATTTGGCGTGGGCGAGCGAGATTTTACGCGGGATAGCATATTCGCCAGCGTAAAGAACGCCTTTGGGCCCAATCCAGTCTTTCTTAAGAATTAGTTTCATTGTCTCGCCTCGTTGCAAGTAAGTGCCCACCAAGCAATTAGGCTGCTTGGTGGGCGATAGACTGGTAAGTCTTACAATCCCAGTCTTGCCGGTTGGCGGGTATTACTGGATCGTGCGGATGAACTTGGCTGCGTCGTTATTGAGGACGATACCACCTTCACGGCGACGAACATAGAAGCGGACGAACCCGATATTGGTGACGTTGTCGCGCGTGATGCGCAGGCCGACGCGATCAACGAGCAGGTAAGCGCGGCGCCATGCCCCAAAGCCGATGGGGAAGTTGTTCGCCGCAATATCGCTCATTTGCTCCCAAGTCTCGACAGGATAGCCGAGCAGCATAGCGGGCTGGCCCACCTGCAAGCCGGGCTGCCAATGATACTGGCCCGTGGTGTCCTTCAGCTTGCGCACGCTGGCCGTGGTCAGGCTGTTCATGATCCACTGCGCTTCGGACCGATAGGCGCTGTTGAGCGCATAGACGGTATCGATAAGCGTATCGGCGCGGATGCCGGGCGATGCCGGGCTATCGTCCGCATCGGTATCGCTGACGATATACTGGTAGGCCGCAGCCGCGCGCAGGGGCGAGGCAAAATCCGCAGTGAGCACCGGCGTGGTATTCAACATGCCCGTGGGCTTGCTGGATCCGTTGCCGCTGATGACGGCCGCGCCTTCCTGTAGGGCGAACTCCTGCGCCACTTCGTCGGTAAGCCAGCTCTCGACATTGAAGAAGATGTCATCGAGTGACCACTCGCTTACCTGCGGGTAGGCGTACAGCTCGCCATGGGTGGGCACCACTTCACGCAGCGTGGGCGTGTCGGTTGCCACGCGAGAACCGGTCTCACCCACCCAGCCGCTTGACGCGCCGCGCAGCGACACCAGTTCCTTATAGTCCGACGTGCCGACCTGGACGACCTTGACCAGGCGACGCACCGGCGAGAATTTGAGCTCAAGCTGCTCAATCGTGCGGGAGATTTCCTCGGGGACAGCGTAGCCGCCGGCCGAGGGTGTGCCGATCGTAATATCCTTGTGCTCCAGCCGCGCCTTTGCCGCAAGGCTGTCCATTTTCTGGGCGTAGCCGTAATCCTGACCCTTGCTGCGGATCCAGCCGTTGAATGCCGACTTGTACTCATCGTTGAGAACGTCGGTTGCGGTCTTCTTCGGGTTGCTGGCGCGCGCTTCGAGCAGTTCCAGACGGTTGCGCTGAAATTCTATCTCGCGTTCCAGGCTGGTTTTCAGCCCGTCGAACTTGACGATATCCTTGTCGATCTTACCGAGCTTGACCTCCAGTTCGGCGACTTCGGACTTGTTGCCCTTCTCCAGCGCGGCAATGCGCTTATCGTTTGTTTCCTTGTAAGCCTCGTAGGCCGTACCGATTTTATCGATGGCCTGGTTGATCTCGGCGAGCGTCGACATGCGAAGTCCTTTACCTGCGCCACCATGGCACATCAATTGCGGGTTGCGTCGTCTCGGCGGTGAACGCCTTAAGCAGTCGTCCGATATTAACTTCGCCAAGATCCAGCATCGCACTGGACTTGCCGTCTTCCTCAGGCTCCAGCATCGCACTGGCCCCGAACATCTTGAAAACCATATCGCGCGCCGCAGCTCTTGAGAAGCCCCCTTTGCGCAACATCATTTCCGTTTCTTTGCTCGACGGAACATAGGTTCCATCGGCTGTGAGACGTGACTTGACGGCCGAAACCTCGGCCAGCGGGTTGGCGGCCATGGATACGAGCGACACCTCGACAAGGTCAAGTTCCTTGAGCACGCGATGCACGCCGTTCTCGTCATCGTCCACCCAGTCACTATCGAGGGTGCGGAAGCCGATCGACAGGCCGCGCAAGGCGCGCATCTTGAGAAGGGTGCGCATCTCGTTACCGAGCTGGGTATCCGCAAGCTCGCCCTTGACCGCGAGCCCACGCTTATCCTCTTTCATGCTTACCCACGCTCCGGCTACCTGGTCCGGCCGGTGCATCCAAAACATCAGCGGCATGGTTCCGGCGGCCTGGTGCTCGGCCAGCGAACTCTTGAAGGCACCAGGCGCGATGACATCGCCCACGAGATCCATGTTGTTAAACACGGATCCGTAGCCCTCAAACTCGCGATCGTTGAGCGCCTTGATTTCGAGCTTAAGGTTGAGCGTTTGCATCCGCATTGTCGTCCCCCGTGTCTGTCGTGTCGCTAGGCGTGGGCGGCTTGCTGCCTGGTGGCGTGGCGCCTTGGCCGCTCGGCCCCTGTCGCCAATATTCGTTGCCGCCATCGGACGGCTTAATCGGGTTCAAGTCCTCGTGCTGGCGCCAATCGTTGGCCGAGATCACGCCGGCTTGCCGCATGATGTTGAGCCCGTCCTGACGTGACTTGAAGTCGCCGCGCAGGATAGCATCAAGGTTAAAGCGGATAATGATGCCGCCGTTGCGATCGTCCTGGGTAAGCAGCGCCTTTTCCATTGCGCATTCAAACATACGCGCGTAGGGCAGCACGACGTTGATAACAAAATCGAGGGTCTGTTGCTCGACGTTATTAAACGTACCCTTGCTGAGGTCGCCGACCATATGCACGGGAACGCCGAAAGCCGCCGCGATGACTGTGCGCTGATACTGCCGCGTCAGGACATATTGCGCTTTCTCGTTGTCGATGGCGGCCGAGTTGTCAACCTCGATCCCTTTGGGCAAGAGAGCAGCCGTGAACCGGCCGTGCTTGCTGTAGACATCTTGCCAGCCTTGGACAAACTTGTTGCGATCTTCCTCGTTTTTGTAACCCTGGGCACCCTCGGCGAACTTGAAGATGATAGAAGGCAGCGCGGTATTGCCGAACACCGCCGCGCCCATCCGCTCGGCCTGGATCTCCAGCGCGATCGCCTCGCGGATATCGTGAACAACGCTGTCGCCCTTGAGGCTATCGCGAGCAGGGCCGCGAGCGTGCAATATCTGCCCAGGCGACAGCTGTTGAAACTCACCAGACGGCGTCGAGGTCTCATAAATCACATTCCAATCAGGTTCTTGCCTGACGTTCACTTGACCGGGGTTGAGCGGAAGCAATTGGCGAATAGGACCAGTAGTGCCGCGCGATTTGATGCAAAAGAAGTTGCCCCAACGCACCAGTTGCGAGGTTCCATCAAGCCAAAACTGGTTGCTGTCTTGCCAATCGTTCGGGCTGGCTAAGAGCTTTGCTACCGGATGGTTCGGCTGCGGTTCCTTCTTTGCTTGCCCACCACTCTCAGTTTTGCGTAGCACCTGGATGGGAAGCGTTGAGATGCGGCGCGAGATGGCTGTAACGATGGCGACGATGGTCGGCGACTGCATGCAGTTCTCTGGCGTGATGCTGATGCCGGCCGCCGACTTGAACAGCTGGTCCCGCGCCATGATGACTTGATCGATGGTCAAGCCCTCGGCGGCTTTGGCGCCGTCGAGCGGCGCAGGCGAGCCCCACGTTAGATTGATCGGCCCCAACCTCATCGTACTGTCGCCTCGCCCTCAACGAAATAGCCGTCATCTGCAATCATCGCACCCGCCACAGCCCGCGCCATAGCCAGCGCCACCATCCCGTCAATCC